TTATCTATTACGTCTTTGCTGAATCGTAATATACAAACCAATCAAGCGATCTGTTGTCATCACACCATCTTGTAAATCCTTCAAGTGTGAAGCTTGAATAATACCATCCTTCACAGCCTGTGCTATGAATTTTTCTGTTTCAGTTTTCATAGCTGGTGAACCAGGATTCCAATTTGACACCTTTGTTTCCTCCTTTTGTGGAACATTATTTTTTGGCTTCATTGCTTCTTCAATTCGTTTCAAGAAGCTATACCAGCGGTTTTCACTTAGTATTCGATGTGGACAGTATTTTCCATTCCAATCTTGGTGTTTTTTTACTCGCTCAATGCCCCATCCGAATTGTATTAGCAAAAAGGCTATATACTGTACTGCATTTTCTTCTGCAGCAGTATAACGGGCACCGCCACTTTTGCTGTAACAAATCTCAATACCGATTGATTTACGGTTACCATTACCTTGACCATCCCCACAATGCCAAGCGTTACGGTTAAATCGGATGGCTTGAATCACTTCCTTATCATCAACTGTAACATGATAGGATACCTGATAGTTGTTGGTAATCATGTATTTAATTTCGTTGCCCGCAGAAGCATCATTTGCGGTATTGTGTACCGTGATGTATTGAGGTTCCATTGCGTATGGCGACTTAATTGGATATTTACTTGAAGGTAGTAGGTTTTGTTTAAATGTGTAACTCATTTCTCATCACCCTTTGGTTTGTCATAATTCAAAGCTTGCTCGCTGTCTGAGGTACCTTTTGTAGTCGGGTCGATAATAATACCAAGCAAGCCTAAAATGCTTAATACAGTCTCTGAAATGGCTGTGATTTGTGCGTTGTAAATCGTAATATCAACATTAAAAATGCCCGCTGTTTGATTAGCGAGCACTAGTAGTAATGCGATTAATGAAACCCAAAATTGCTTATGTTGTAAACGTACTTTCCAGTTAATTTTCATTTGTATTTCTCCTCCTATAACATTTTATTTGCTGCAAAAATTATTCCGATTGCTCCAGTAATGACACCAGTAACAATTCCACCAATAATCAGGCGAACAATCCACGTAGTATTGGATTTAATTGCAGTTAAATCATCTTTCATATCCTTGATGTTATTTTCTGCAATTGAGATTCGAACCTCATGTGCATTTACTTTTTCTTTTAACATATTGTGTTCAGCAATACTTACATACGATGTTCCTTCCATATATTCACCGATCCTTTGCCCTAAAATAAAAAGCCATGAGAAGCATCGAGATTCAGTACAATGTACCGTTGCCCATCTGATACTTTTCATAGCTCATAATAAAAAGCATCCTTACTTAAGGATGCTTAAATTTGTTTTTTACACACTTCTAACCTTATAAACAATCATAGAAGATTTTATATTTAGCTATACAAAGTAATAAGTTATACTTAAAACCAATCATCCAGTATTGATGACACATCATTTACTTCTAACTCAGCTTTTCTATACAAATCAGCCAATTTATAAACACCTTTTTGATCAAAATCAGATTCTGTAAATACTATTGGTTTACCAAAGGAAGTATTTGTAATAGCCAAGAAATTATAATTTTCAAAATAGTAATCGTCCTCATCAAAAGAAATTCTCATCTTATATTTACCAACTATACTATATTTATTTCCTTTTTTATTAAGGCTAGCATACCCCCCTATAATTCCTGAATAAGCTGCATTGTTCATCAGAATGTTTCCTAAATCAAGGTCATTAACTTCTTTCCAACTTATTTTCCCATTTTCAGTTCCATCATATAATGCATTTAAAAATTCATATAATTCTTTTTCTTCCATATCTACACCTCTTTTACTTAAAAACTTCAATATTATTGTCTAATATCACTTTTATCTCATGGACACTTGAACCTAACTCAAGAATCTTCGTTTGAGTCTTTTTAAGAGCTAATGAATTAAAGATTCCATCTATATTTGTTATTTTCTGATTTAATGTTTTTGAAAAAGCGTTTTCAAACTGTTTTATTTCAACTAACGTCTCTTTTAAAAGTTTTAAATCTAAATCACCATTTTGAAGTCTTCCATATATAAGTGTCAAATCAGTTTGTATTTTTTCTTTTTTAAATCTGAAAATAGTTTTTATTTCTACGCTCTTTAACTCGGCTTGAATTTCTTTAGTTTTATTATTGATATCAAACGTCATTTTTAGTGCAATACACCCTACTACAGTACCTAATAATGTTATAATAAATCCTAATGTGTTTAACATGTTTACACCTTTTATTATTTTATCTGTTTCTATATCTATCATATTGTTAAATTATAACACTTTATTAGTTCAAGAGCTATTTACATTTTTAAATTTTTTTACAATATAAACAATTGGTTTCCTCCACTTTATTATATGAATAATGCAAAGTTTTGCTTACAACTATTTCTTTAACTCATATTTGAATGCATCAATTTCACGCCTCATTTTGCTGATAAAAGTAGGCTTATCATTATCAAACACGACCTCTATCTTTCGCTTGCCATATTCGTATATTTCTTTTACAGCAGTTATCCGAGTGTCCATCGTAACACCCCAGCCCTTATCACGAACAGTAACCACATCTCCTACACTGCAATCTTTACCGTAAATTAATCTTGAGGTTGTAAGTATTTGTCCGCCTAAGTAAATCTCTTGAGCATGCTCTGACAATTTTTCGTTACCACGCTTGTTTAAATCAGCTACAACCTTTTCACTTGGACGTGGGTTTCCTTCATCATCTTCCTCTGATACATCCCTGGCATCCACAAACATTTCATATCGGTCAGCTCCTACAGCGTCACCAATGGAGATAATTCTGCGTTCTACGCCTTCCCCCTGTCCTGCAACGACTGCAAAGTTCTTATAATCCATATCACTCTCGGTGTATTCAAGGTATTCAATCGTCTCAAACTCTGTACTAAAGATAGCTTGCGGCAGCCCTGTTTGATTGGCTACTAAATTTCTTCCTTCTTTCACAACGAATACAAAGCGTTTATTTTTAAGATCGAGCTCAATGTTCCAACCTAATCCATGAAGCTCTGATAGTTCTGTGAGTTTTTCATTTAATGGGTCATATCGTGAGTTCTCTTCAATAACAGGTCCTTTGTTTTTGTTAGTGCCTAACACTAATCTTGGAAAGATACGAGCAGGAACACTAGGATTAATCATCTGTGTGTTCACAAAATGTCGCATGACTGTTTCTACATTACCTGTCACACTTTCATGAGTCTTGCCTGCTGCCGGATATATAAGGCGCTGAGACGTAAAAGTTTTTAGAGACAAGGCTTTAATGCTCCAGTTCTCTGTTTGCTTGCCGTTTTCATCTAACTCAATTTCACGATGCCTGATGATATAAGCTTGATCTAATCGATTGTAAGGGAAAATGATATTACCTTTAATCAATTTGTCAGCATGTTGTAGGTACCGATTGATTTGAAGCTCTAGCTCTCCAATACCTGACCATGAGATACCTATTTGAGCCGATGAGTATCGGTCAACCTCGCCTAGTAGATTAAAATCTTCATCAATTATTCTTAAGGGAATGTTTTGCATGTAGTCACCTTCTTTCTGTAAATAATAAAAAGACGCATAACTTTACGCGTCTCTGTTCCTTTTATTCAATTGTTTAAATAATTTACGTCTTTAACAATCTTCTCCATTCTCTTTAATTGCTCTTCACTGAATTCATTTTTATTCTTAATTTTATCAATTAAAAATTCACGCAATGATTTTTCGTCTAATATAACAACAGGTTCTTTACTAGATGAGTAATTCTTAAATTTCTTATTCTTGTTATTAAAGAATATAACTGGAGTAACCCAAGCCTTTTCGCCATGGCCTTTAAAAAGGCTACTTAAAGTAGCTGCAGCACTCTTAACTTGACCAGATGGATCCCCATAAGAAAGTACATTCAAACTCTCAATAGATTTATTATCTTTTTCTAAATTCGTTCCAAAATTTTCTGTAAAAATAATTGTTGATTCATCATCCATTTTGTTTTTTGGATACAACTTTTCAAGGATAAAACCGAACTCTTTTTCTTTACTTTTCGAAACACCATACATTATATTTCCTTGCCAGTATTTTGATTCAATAGCAAATGCTCCACTACTCATTAATAATAAATGGTCAATTTGCCTGCTCGCTAATTCACCTTTTTTGTCTCTAAAAGGCACAAAAATATTTGACATTATATGCATCTGATTAGGTTTTATTACATCACTTTCTACTAATTCTGTTTTTAAATCCACTAAAATATTATGAGTATTAATCTCACCGAAATTTCTTAACTGGCCCTCGATGCCTTTGTAATAACTCTTTAAATCTCTAATTTCATCTTCATATTTTCGTTTAATTATTTGCATTTGGTTACTTTGATTTGAAATAAATTCTTCTTTCTTATCAATAAGTATTGCTTTCTTTTCTATTTCATTTTCAAAATCAATCATAGTCGCTGTTGTTTCTTGATTACTAAGGGCATATATCTTATTTATTTTTGAAATTTTCTTATACTGTATAAAAATTACTATTATAAGTATACAAAAAACAAACAAGACCATTAAATTTGTACTATCCATATTACTCCTCCTAAATAACTAATAAAGCTATATTAATGTAATATGGATTTATTTTCAACTTTTCCCAAAAAACAAATAGTTAATTAAATTTTAGAATAAAAAATAACGCTAGCTTATGCTGCGTTTACTTGTTTTCGTTATCGAGTAATGCTTGAACGGCTTCTCGCCACAGCATTGGCACTTGGTCAACTGTTCTCAAATTCATTTTAATTAAATCCCAGTATAGTTTAGCCATTATAAAACCCCCTTGGTTTGTAGTGTCTCTACCAATTCAGCGATAGCAAGTTGATTCTCTATCTTATCTTGTTGCTGCGCTTCCACCGACTCAGCTAATGCTATCTTCAAATCACGGTTTTCATCTCGTAAAATTTCAATTTCAGACTTCGGCATTTCCTCATATTCGTGCCACATTTCTTTAGTTTGTGGATTAATGTAAAGGCGTGGAATCATACCATTATTCTCAGGTTGCGGAATGTCTGATTCATTAACAAATATATATCCCTCCGCCTCTAATTCTTCTTGAGTTTTCCCAAACCCATCTGTTGGATGAAACGGGTCGTAATGAACACCTTGAACGAACGCCTTCGTTTCTGTAATTTTAACTTTAAATAATAAAATCAATCTTGATGGTAAAAACATTATTATCACTCCTTTTAAATTAATGTATATTCTTTTTTAAAGCAACGTACTCTTCCAGCTGTATCGTGATAATAAATTAAATCGTCTTCTAAACTATAGTTCATCCACGAGACACCGAATATATTGCTCTCGCCTGAAGTAGCTACCCCTACGTGTTCTAAGGTATACGTGTTCACCCTTAGTCTACGTACGATCTCTGTTGCAAATGATATCTTTGTATCATCGGATAAATTAATATATGATATTGCGCCTGCTGATGTTATTACGCCACCTTCAGCATCTGGGCATAGGCAGAATCTAGAAGTCCATCTATACGAATAATTTTCATATTGTTGATTTAGCGAAACCGATGAGATTTCCGCACCATTCGCATCGTAAGTAATAATCCGTGGTCCATCTCTTCTTTGATTATACCAATTCCCGGAAGTAGCTAATGCTATCCGCCCGTTATCTAGAACTCGTGCTTGATATAATTGACCATATACATCAGTCTTTATAGCAGTTTCCCATGATTTAGTTGCGTAATAGCTTGAGAAAGTGAACTTTATTAGACTAGCCACAGGTGAACTGGGAGTCAACACAACAAGTTGATTGTCAAAGGTCGCCATTAACTGCATCATATTGAAATTGTTAGTGAGTTGTGCGATTCCAACTTGTAAACCACTTGGGTTATATTTTCTAACGGATCGTACTTCAAAAGTGTCACTATACTGCATATAGGTATTTCCTAAAGAATCAACAGCCACATGGGTAGAGAAGTAAGTACCAGCAGGTATGGATTGTATCAGGTTTAAATCTAGGTCTAGAATGTAAGTATATCTATCATCACAAACTGCGGCGACCCTATCTCCACCAACATCGACTCCCATAATCGTTCCGAATTGTCCTGACGGGGTGAAACTTTTAACAATTTGTCCAGATTTGTTGTATTTCACTAATCGACCATCTACTTGAGAAAGGTAGTTGTAGCCGATATAAATATTACCAAATCTGTCAATGCCAAAAGGTTTTCCCTGGGCGTTTATAGGAGTCTTCACCCATTTCTCACTAAACCTCTCTTTTACCTTATTTGATGGTATTGCGGAACCAGCCTTATAAGCTACTAACGTTCCAGTCTTAATGCCTTGCTCTGTCCCGAACGTTACACCTTTTACCACATCGCCTTCTTTTGCGTTGCCGTATTCACCTCCTTCACCCTGTAAGATAAAAGCCCCTGCGCGATAACGAACAGTATAAACACCATTAGCCATTGCGTTACTAAACGCTGTGCTATTCGCTTTTTTTATAGGAATAGCACCTAATCCATTTATATTTAATGTCATTGCTGCGGTACTGTTGGAGGTAGCAGGGAATGAAACAGCCAAACCATTTTTATAGCTTGTAAGACCATCAATAGTTGCTGTTAATGCGTTTGCTGTACCTCCTACAGTTTCAATCCACTTAATGTGTGAAACTTCAGCTATATGGTTAGCGAGCCCCTGCTCTAAATCTGCTATTCTAGCTGCTAAATTAGCTGCTACATTTTCATCCAATATATCTTTAATCGATTCAATCCAAGTTAAATATTCTTGTTTCTGAATTGCTTGCCACGTCTCAAAGTCATTTTTCTGTTGTATTTGCCACGCTTCCATATCATCCTCAAGCGTCTGTTTCTTGAGAGTAAACCAATAATCCCACTGTTGCTGAAACACGCTTGTAGGCACGCTAATAAGCGAATAAACGATACCACATAAATCTTCTTTCATACGTTCATCTACAAGTTTTAGCGGCTCTAAGGATGATGTATTTTTTGTAAGACGAATTTGAGCTAACGATAATTCAAATACATATTGATCTCGTTGCAAAGAGGGTGGTACAGGGTTGGTAGCTGATACACCTTCTTTCACAAACAATCTAATATATCGTGCGTTATTCCGTTTATCCAAACGTAAGACAATACGGTCAATACGGTCTAAGCTTGGCTCTGGTAGACCGTGCGTTAAAAATAATGGTGTTGTATTTTGATATTGATACCCTTGTATTAATGCCTCGCCAGCCTCTATATACGTTTGCATGGTGCCTGCATTTACTTTTACTTGTAGGTTAGGTGTGCCGTTTTTATGTAACAGCCCACTCGATAGCACATTGCCGAAGTAATCAGCAAAGTCACTCGCATAATGCCAGCGCTCATCTCCTGGTGCGCTATTAAAAAACTTAAATATTTCAGCCATATTTACCCTCCTATACTGCGTTATATCGCTTATGGTAGCTGATGTTTACGATTGCTCCTTGGACGTCATTTTCAGCTGTATAATTAATGTCATTTTCGCCTAACTGCAACTTAAAAAAGATGCTATCTAAATCAAGCCAGTTTATTACGTCTCTACGAGCTCCGTTTACACCTACAAATTCAACCGATTTTGTTCCTGGTGTTGTATCAATCACCATCTTTTCACCTTCAACAAGCATTTGATTGACTTTGATAAACTCGCCAGTTGTTATATTTTCGATTTTTGGATTGGTTGCAGGGCCATAAAATTCAATAAATAAAGGTGCTGCTACATCCCCATCATTATTGATTATGCGTCTATCTCGTTGCATCCCCATCTGAAAAGGACCACTAAATGGGAACTGAAATAACGGTTTGAAAGCTGGTTCTTCATCGATTTTCAAACTTCGCCAATACGGATCTGGTGCCATGAAATTAATCAAGCCTTTTTGTAATGTTTTAGCCCTACCTTCACCATCTGGAAATACTGGTACACTAGATGCGACTACTAAAATCTCGCGTACTAAGTATTCATTTTCATAACGTAGAGTACCAGGACCAAGCTTAGGATTAACGATACGTGCCACTTCTGTTCTCCGCCTTGATACCGTTTCATATCCACCCTCGTCAACCGCATTAACAATTAAGAATGTAATATCAATTGAACGCTCCTCTAGCAATACATCAATTAAGGTACTTCCGTCTTCGTATGGTACCCTTTGTGTTTGTAAATTGGCTGGTACATCACCAAGTCCGATAATCTCTTGCAAATAAAAAGGAGGACCGCCAAATGTGACGGACTCTCCAAAACGATTGGTATATGTGACTGTCTCCACAAGACGACCTCTCCTTTATCTAAATGGTATTTGTTGAGCAACACGTTTCAATTCCCGTGCATTTTCTGATGGGCTTAATGGCGTTGGTGAATGTAAGTTCACCACTTGATGTACTCCTCCACCATTCGTCCCTTGTCCACCTTCGAAATTTACATCAACATCTACTTTTACTTTGTGTTCAATCTCGGTTTGAATGGCATCGATGGCACCATTGATGTCGTTAATAATATCGCTAACTTCTACATGAGGTTGAATCCATTCAGCTACTCTTTCAGCAGCTTTAATGGCATCCGATTTCATGTCAGCTAGACCGATAATAATCCCTTTTACCAAGTTATGACCAATCATCTTTTTACCCCAACGACTCGGGCTATGAATGTCTAAAGCACTTTGGATAGTAGCTTTGATACTTTCAGCAATGGACTGAGCTTGTGCGAGTAGGTCAGGCGTTAATTCTGATAATCCTTGTTGCATGCCTTTAATAATATTACGGCCTATTTGAGGCATTGTGGCAACCATCGCATTAAACTGATTGACGGTACCTGTGCGCACTTCTTTAATTTTGTTGGCCCATTCCGTTTTATAGGTATCTAACTGCGTAGCCGTTTCAGCTGTTAATTCTTCAATCTTTTTAGCCGTATCTTCTTTCATCCCAGTTAACTCTAACTCCGCTTGGGAACGTGCTAAGTTAGATTTCTCTTGCCATAATGCTACATATTCGGCTAGTTGAGTAGCACTCAAAGTATTTAGAGCTGCAATTTCAGCAGAAGCAGACGGTCCTAATGCTTGTAGTTCGGCTAACAAGCCCTGGTCAATACCTTTAGCCCCTAGTGCTTGTAAATTGGCTGCCCACTCTTTAAATGCCTCGTTTTGCCCTCTTAAGTTATCGATTAACTTTTGACCTGACACAGCAGCTTTCTCTTCCATTTCATCAAAGATACCAGCAACACTATATAATGATTGCGTTCGTGATTTAACTGCATCCTCATATTCTTGTGTAAGTGCCTTGGATCCATCGATTAACTTTTGATTTGCCTCTTGAATCTTGGAGGTATATTCTTCATTGAGAGATAACAGTTTCTCATGAATTTCTTTCTTTGTTTGTGCCACCTTTTCTTCGTAGTAAATACGTTCCTCACTACCAGCTTTGTATTGCTTCATGTACTTTTCATAAGCCGCTAGTTCCTGAGTAAGTGACAACTGATTGAAATTCTTTTTACGTTCAATGTAATTTTTCTCTTTTTCAAACTGTTCTTTGGCAAGTTCGGCCATTGCTTTATTGTAATTATTTTGCGCTTTAATACGTTCTTTCGTATTTTCCTTAAACAGAGTAGTTGCATACTTCCAGTACCCTGCTTGTTGTTCAGTTGACCATAATTCAAGGGATTCTTTATTTGATACATACTGCTCTAAGGCATCTAACGTTTCAGCTTGTGACTTACTTCTTGCTTTCGCCAGCGCATCAGCTTCTTGCTTGGCTAACTTCTGACGACTAGCTGCAGCATCAGCCAAGATGTTGTTAATACGTAGTTGTTGAGCTTTAGTGTTTGTTTGTGTCTTTTTAGATGCTGATGCTTTAATAACTGAAATTTGTTGTTCAGTTTTACGGTCAAGATCAGCACGTTTCTTAGCATAATCCTTTTGAATAGCAAGAGCATTAGCACTTGTATTGGAAGTTGTATTTTTAACAATATAATTAATGTTATCCATCGCGGATTTCGTTGTTGTAATAGACTTATTGAAATCTGGAATAGCCTTACTAGCCATAATGTTCGTTGCCTTTTGAACCACGTTTGTAGTAGACTCGATACCCTTCGCAACACCGATGGAGATCCATTTAGCTAAAGCAACCATGACGCGTGCCGGTGAGTGAATTCCAAGCAACTTTCTAAATTTTTCTGGAATAACGTTTGCTACTTCAGATATTTTCGATTTAACACTATCCATCATACTGCTTATGCCATTAACAAGGCCTTGGATAATATAGCGTCCAATTGAATGTAGATTAACGTTTTCTAAGAATGATTTAGCTTTGTTCCATCCATTTACAACAGCAGTTTTTACATTATCCATAGCTGTCGTTACAGTCGTTTTAAACCCATTCCAGATTTTATCTACTACTGATTTAATAGCGTTAAGAATGGAAGTTGTCGTGTTCTTAATCCCTGTCCAAATGCTTTTGATAACGTTAGCGATAGCATTCAACACGCTAGAAATGAAATTTTTAATCCCATTCCAAACTGACCGGACAAGACCAGAGATACTTGTAAACATATTATCTAAAAATGAGGCAATGCTACGCCAAATACTCATGAAAATTGATTTGATGCCATTTAGAATCGTATTAAAGAAAGATTTTATACTGTTCCAAATCGAATTAATTGAAGTTTTAATACCACTAAAAATAGTCGTAACAGTATTTTTAATCGTATTAAGAGTATTCGTGAATATTCCTTTAATAGCTGTCCAAATGCCTTGTAGGAATGTCTTAGCAGTTGAGCCAAAAGCTTTGAGTGGGCCAAGTAATTTACCTACAAAGTAAAGATTCACAGCACCCCAGATAGCTTGTAATGCTCCACCTAAGATTTGCTTAACACCATCCCATACACCCTTCCAATCTCCTTGGAACAATGATGTGAACACCTTTACAATGCCTAAAATAATATCAATTGCACCTTTAATGACATTCATTATCGCGTCCCAAGTAGAGACAATTAAAGCTTTGACAACAGGCCATACAAACTTCATGATAGCTCCAATGACTGTCATAGCTGTTGTCACTACATCCCCAATAAACTTCCAAATTGTAGATGCAGTTGCCTTAATGCTTTCTTGGTTTTCATTCCAAAATGACGTTATCTGTGTCCAAACTGACATGACTGAATTTTTAATAGCTGTTACAGCCATGGAAATTCCTGTTTTAATTACTTCCCAAGCAGTTTGAACTTGCGCTCGGAATTTATCGTTAGTTTGATACAGGCGTACCAAGATCGCAATGAAAGCTACTATAGCGATGACAACTAAACCAACTGGATTTGTAATTAAACCTAAACCACTTCCAAACCTTGTTGCAAAAGCCATCACTTTAGTACCTAGAGTTGCCATGGTCCCACCAAAATTTGTGAATAAACCTCCGACTACCTTTAAAGCCTTCCCTAAACCGGCTGTTAAGGTTGGGCCTATTCCTTTAAATAATTTACTAAAAGCAATAACGTTAGGCACTACCGCTAGTAAGATACCACCCAATGAAATTAGTCCAGCTAGAATCACTCCTATAGCACGATTACCTTCCATTGCAGAGTTAGTGAACTCTAAAAATTTATTAGCAATGTTAATAATAGCTGCACCAAGAGGAGCCATACCGATACCCAAGTTCACAAGAAACTTAGTGAGATTGCCAATTAGTTGCAATACACTCGGCGCTGTTTGCTGTACATAGGATAGGAATGTCTGGAAGCCTTGATTTTGTGAAAGACTAGCTGACCATTCTTTAAATCGAGCCATCATTGCTACTAGACCATCCATCATACCTGATGATGAGCCAGCAAATGCACTAAAAAAGTAAACTATGCCAGCTGTAGCATCTCTGAAGATTGCTCTTATCTTTGGCATATTTTCATTTACATAATCCATAAATGATTGGAACTTTGCACTACCACTTATCCCGTTTGCCCATTCAGCGAATCTTGCGGTCATATCCTCGAAGCCTTTTGCAGTACTTGCACTTAATGGAGCAAACGCTGTAAGCATGGATAACAAACCTTTAAACACGTTGCCAAATGCGCGTCCAAAAGTCTCGAGCATTGGACCGCCAGAAGTATTTAAGTATTCCAAAAACTTTTGAATTGGTGGAGAGTCTAGTGATTGATTAAGCTGATCCATTAATTTTGCAACTGCTTGAGCACTAGATAAAAATAAGGGCCTTAGTTTAGTAAGTAATGTATTTGTGAACTGCATAGCACTTGTAAAAGCTTGCAGGACTGGTTTTTCAGTCTCTTTTACTAAGGACTGATATGTTTTTTTCATTGTCTCAAAGGATTGTTTTGCTTTACTTTGAGTAGCGTTCAACTTCGCATTTTCGTCAAATAATTTTTTGATGGTTGGTATTGCTACAATCGCAAATGCGCCAGCTGCTGCACCTGCGCTAACAAATGCTCCTGCTAAAGCAAAAGTAGAGCCTGCAACTGTTCCAATCATTGGACCTAAGTTCGCAATTGCTACCCCTAAATTGGCTATCAATGGAGATAGAGCAGGGAAGACCGCCATTAACGTACCCATTAGCGTGTGTTGCATTAGCTCGCCAAATGCCCTAATATTAGTCGCTATACGATTTATACTGTTCTGGAATTCTTGTATTCTTGCCTCTATCTTAATAACGACTTTCTCTCGCACTAATGTAGCTATACGAGCACGTATTTCAGCCATGCGGCGGCGAAATTCACTAACATCCGCACCAATGTCTACACGCACGTCATTTGCAGTAGTTCGTATGGTATTCTGCACTTGTCGCATACGAGCCATAAACTCTGTGATACGTGCACCAATACGCGCTGAAAAGTTCCCGTTCATCTATCTCACCCTTTCTTATTAAAGTTCTCAGCCCATCGCTTCATCGCTTCTTGTGCTTTGGTATGTCGAGTTGTATCAATCTTCTTCGACTCTTTCCATGCATTATCACCGTCAATAATTCGCTTGCGAGCACTTCTAGCGTCAAACAAGTCTTTCTCGATATTGAGTTTCTTTTTATTAACAGCGATACGATGAAAGACGGCCATACGCGCCATGTTTTCTAAGTCGTCAACATCTTGGAGAAGAGCCCCTTTTTTAAATGCTTTGTACTCATTAGGCGTCCAAGACATAATGAGATCTACATCGTAAATCTTCATGTGCTGTGCAACGTCTGTAAGTACTTCCAGCCATTCTAGTCCGTCGACTCGGTTGTTTCGCCCAATAGCTCCACCTTCGCGTCCATTAGCATTTGAATGCCCTTCTCGTTCTCGGCTTTCTCCTTGTCTGATTTGCCCATCGTTTTGAATAGCTCTAAGTTCTTCCAAAACGTCTTGGCATCTCTTTTGAAAAAACCCGAAGAATCAATTTCACAAAATGCCTCTTTAAATAATTCTTCTGTTCCTCCATCTTCTTCAATACGTTTTTCAAGACCCTGTTCGATTTCCGACATGGAAGGTCGTTTTTTCATATGTGCTAAACCACAGTCCCAAAAAGCCTTTAGCGCCTCTAAGTCAAATTGCAACAGTCCTGTATAAATAGCACTAAATCCACCTACATCGTTACCTTCTTTATCAGTTTGGTTGTAATTTTTATCTGCTAGATTTTTAAACGCAAAACCAAATTTCGCCTCTTGTTGTGTACCTGCAATTGTTAATGTAGCCATGTTATATAGCCCTCCTAATGTTTTGTTTTTAAGTAAAAGAAAAAAGCACCCTTAAGAGTGCTTTGATTATGAAGCTGTAACGGTTACAGCAACTGTCGTTGTTTTGCCACCACTTGCTGTTGTGATAGTAATTGTTGCTGAACCTTCGGCCACACCTGTGATTAATCCAGCGGATGTCACCGTAGCAACAGCCTCGTTACTTGAAACGAATGTTACGTTTTTATTAGTCGCCTCTGCAGGAAGTACAGTAACTGTTAACTGACGAGTGCTTCCAACTACTACAGATGTTGTTTGTGGAGTAACCGATACACTATCCACTGGAGCACCTTCCGTTTGCTCTTTGCCGAATTCCCCCGTTTTCTCTCCAGGTGTTTCGAAACCATACGTTGCAAATTCAATTACCTCTTGAGGAAGCTTAGGCAATTTCCCTTGTTTCGATTTACCGATGACTTGTAATGTTGCAGAGAGTTCTTGGAAACCATCGCCTGGTGAAGACTTCTCCACTGATTCAACTAATGTGTAGGCAAAATTTGCATCATGCGTATCATCATCATTTACTTTTAAATCAACTTC